ACCCTTTGCCGTCTAGACGGTGGGAAAGACCACAACTACAATAAAATAAGCGCAAAAATTTTCAGCTGAAGAACGTATATATAAACTTATCCAAATAAATGGCACATCAAAGTTCAGTCAACCCGTCCCAGGTTGTCCAGTTAGGTCAATCAAACCTGACGGGTGACACCAGAGCTCTTTATCTTAAGCTGTTTTCGGGTGAGATGTTCAAAGGCTTCCAGAGAAACACGATTGCTCGTGATCTCATTATGAAGCGTACCCTAAAGAATGGAAAATCTTTACAATTCATCTTCACGGGTCGCACCACAGCCGAGTATCATACTCCAGGAAACAGCATCCTAGGTAACAGTGATAAGGCTCCTCCAGTAGCTGAGAAGACCGTCACCATTGACGATCTACTTGTCAGCTCCGCATTCGTATATGAATTGGATGAGACACTTGCTCACTATGACCTCAGAGGTGAGATCTCCAAGAAAATCGGTTATGCACTTGCAGAAAAGTATGACCGTCTAATCTTCCGTGCAATCTCTCGCGGTGCACGTAAGGCTAGCCCAGTATCAGCAACCAACTTCGTAGAACCAGGCGGAACACAGATCCGTGTGGGTGCAGGTAACGCTGATGACTCAATCAATCCTGACCTTCTAGTAGCAGCTTTCTATGATGCAGCTGCAGCACTAGATGAGAAGGGAATAAGTACCGACGGTCGTGTTGCCGTACTAAACCCACGCCAATACTATGCTCTTATCAAGGGTCTAGATGGTGCAGGTCTAGGTGCTTATTTAGTTAATCGTGATAAGCAAGGAGATGCTCTACAATCAGGTAAGGGTATCTATGAAATTGCTGGAATCAAGATCTACAAGTCTATGAACGTTCCTTACTTCGGTGAGTACGGTACTAAGCTTGGTGGAACTACTTCCGGTACTGTCCCTGGCATCACAGATGTAGGAAACAAAGGTTCCTTCACTCAGGTATCCGTTGAAGATGCTCGTAACTCTGTTACAGGTATCAACAATGAGTATGGTACACAATCCAACTTCGTAAACTCCTGTGGTCTGATCTTCCAGAAGGAAGCAGCTGCATGTGTAGAAGCAATTGGCCCACAAGTTCAAGTAACAAGTGGTGATGTATCAGTGATTTACCAGGGTGATGTGATTCTCGGACGTCTCGCAATGGGAGCCGACTATCTGAACCCTGCCGCTGCTGTAGAACTGTACGCTGGTACAGGAACTGCACCTGCTGCATTCTAACTTTACATACGGGAGGCTTCGGTCTCCCTTTTTTTCTTAATAAATATTATGGCCTTTCCAACCACTAACGCTACTGTAGAATTACCAGCAATAAATCAAATACTGTCGTCATGTGGTCAGGCACCTGTAACCACACTTGATCAAACCAACCCAGACGTTGCGATTGCATATGACACATTATTACAGGTGAATAAGGATGTCCAATCTGAAGGATGGACTTTTAATAAAGAGTTCCACTATGAATTCACACCAGATATTGCTATAGCTACACTTAATGAGATAGCTATACCGAACAATATATTACAAATAAAACTAACAGAGAATCAAAGTAACATAGACTACGAAGGGATAAGAAGGAGTGGTAGGTTATACGATAGAGTACACCATACCTATAAATGGACCCATGTAAATCCTGTAGAGTGTGATGTTATATGGGAATTTGATTGGGTAGATTTACCTAAACCTATACAACAATACATTGTAGCTAGAGCTGCAGCTATAACATCCCAAAGAATCGTAGGAGATTCTAATCAATTTGAAATGTTACAACAACAAGAAGCTTTAGCTAGATCTAGTGCATTAGAGTACGAAACTAGTCAAGGTCAGTACACAATCTTCGGACACCCACAAGATAGAACTAACACCTATAATAGCTATAAACCTTATCAAATGTTAACAAGATAATGCCAGCAATTACCCAACGGATAGATAATTATCTCGGTGGAGTATCTAGACAATCTGATGATAAGAAAAAGCCAGGGCAAGTAAAAGAATGTCTTAACGGATATCCGGACCCTACATTTGGTCTTACTAAACGACCTGGTTTTAAATGGATAAAAAACCTAGGTACTGGTACCACATATGATGATTCGAAATGGTTCTACATAGCTAGAACTTCAACAGAAAGATACGTAGGATGTATCAAACCTGCAGCAGGAGGCGGTACAGGAGATATAGATATATGGAATGTAGATGGAACAGTATGTACTGTTAGTTATGATGCTACTGCAGCGTGGGCTGCTAACACTGCATATGCAGTAGGTGTTAGAGTTACAAACAGTTCGAATGTTTACCAATGTTTAACCGCAGGAACTTCTGCAGGATCAGGAGGACCAACTGGTACAACAACTCCTACAGATGGTATCGTTGATAATACTGCTAGATGGACTTACATATCTGCAGCAGCAGGGCAAAGTTATCTAACAGGAGGACGGCTTAATTATCAGGTACTAACTGTACAAGACACATCTATTATAACAAATAATTTAGTTACTGTTGCTAAGCAAGCTGATCCCACTTTCAATGCTAACAGAAAAGCTACTCTTGTATTGAGTGGATCACCAGCTAGTAATGCTTATACAGTAGTTGTGGATGGTAATACAGTTTCACATGCTAGTAATAGTGGTGGTACTTATGATTCTGTTTTAACTGCATTAAAGAGTGCTATAGATGGCTTAAGTATATCCGGACTTAGTACAACAAAATATAAAGAATCTCTACACCTATCAGATAGTAACTCTACTATAACTATTAGTGCTACTGGTGGTCAAGCAGGTGATGCTCTATACGTATTCCAAGATCAGGTAGCTAACGTAGGGCAACTACCTACCGAGTCCTTTGACGGACACATTGTAAAGGTAATGAATACTGCCTCTACTTTAGACACATACTTCGCTAAGTTTGTAGCTGATAATGGTTCATCTGGTCAAGGTCACTGGGCAGAAGGGTTAGACCCATCTTCGTCTCCAGGTTTAGATCCCGCTACAATGCCTCATGAATTAGTTAATACAGCAGTTAATAATTTTACCCTCAGACAAGTTACTTGGGTTGATCGTAAGGTAGGGGATGATGAAACAAACTCACACCCCAGTTTTGTAGGACAAAAAATTCAGGCAAGCTTTTTCTATAACAATAGACTAGGTTTCTTATCGAAAGACAACATCTCCATGAGTCAGTCTCAGGAGTTTTTTGAGTTCTATCATAGTTCAGCACAGATAGTAACAGATGCCGATCCAATAGATCTTAGTGTCTCAACTATCAGACCTGCTACATTACACTCAGTCTTACCAACTACTCAGGGTTTACTCTTATTCAGTAAGGACCAGCAGTTCTTGTTAAATTCTGCTGATGGAGTCCTAACACCAACAACAACTAACGTCCGTGCCATAGCAAACTATGACATGGAAACAGAGATAGATCCTGTTGATATGGGTGGAGTGATCCAGTTTGTAAGTAAGACACCTAGTTATACTAGGACGTTTGCTATGCAGACTTTCGGTCAAGAAGAGAACCCTAAGATTCTAGACATTGGTAGAGTGGTTAATGAGTGGGTACCAGCTACGGTTGATACACTCATTGCTAGTCCACAGAATAAGTTCCTGGCTATGTCAGGGCAAGATTCAAGATTTGTATATTTCTATAGAACATATCATGATGGTAAAGAGACTCTTGTTGAAGCTTGGTTTAACTGGCAGTTACCTGGTGATGTACAGACAATCGCTGTTGATACAGATGATTTCTTTGCAGTTACTAAACAAGGTAGTCAGTTTACATTAGTACAAGCTAGCTTAAGTCAGAGTCCTGCAGATGCTATCATTGTAAATAATGAAGGTCAACGTATTAATCCTTGTATGGATTTATATACCCCAGCTAGTAACGCAGCGGGTAATAATAAAGTAGACTATGATACTGCTAATGACTTTTCTAAATGCTTTATACCTTGGGCTAATGTTTCAAACTTAACACCTGTTATAGTTATTAAAGGTACGACAGCTACAGGTCAGTTCATTGAATCTGGATTCACTACTACACCTGAAGTGATTACTAATGATGGACCTGATCCATACTTTAAAGTACTAAGAAAAGATTTAACAAGTATAGAAGATGATGTTATAGTAGGATGGAAGTATGATTATGATATTATATTACCTAAGACCTACTTCAGACCAGATGACAAAGGAGAATTAACAGACTTTACAGCTAACTTAACTGTTAATAGAATGAAGTTTGCTCTGGGATTATCTGGAGTATGTGGTTTTAAACTTAGATCTACAGGTGTACTACAAGGTACAAAAGAGTATACTGGAGATGGATCTACAACTATATATAACTGGATTAATCAGGACCTATCTTATGTAGATGCTGACCAAGTTAAAGTGAAATTGAACGGTGTTGTAACTACAGCATTCACTGTGTCTGGACTTAACCAGATTACATTTAATAGTGCACCAGCTAGTGGTGTGAAGATTTTGATATATCTAGATGAGTGGTATAATCTAAACCCAACAACTATAGCTGATACTTACTTAGGTAATGATATCGGTATTACAGAACAATCAGTTGTGTCTATACCTATCCATCAACGAACAGATAATTTCCAACTAAGAGTGTTTAATGATTCACCATTCCCTGTATCCTTAAACTCAATGATGTGGGAAGGACATTACTCACCAAGATTCTATAGGAGGAAATTATAATGTCATCAGGAGGAGTAATCGCAGGCGGTGTGTCAGGTGGTGCAGGTGCTGCAGCTGCATTTAACCCATGGGCTGTAGGCATCGGAGCCGCAGTTAATATAGGTATGGGCCTATGGGGTGCTAGTAAAGCATCTGATGCACAAGACCGAGCAGAAGAAGCTAAGATTAAAGCTATCAAAGCTCAACATCAACATGACTTAAACGTTTGGGACTTCAAGAAACAAGCGATGCAAGCCAGCAGGATGGAAGCTGTTGATGCTATCTTAATGAAAGCTACCAATGAAGGAAAGCTACGAGCATATAAAGATGTATCAGCACAAGAGCAATATGATTATGCATTAAGGATAAGGGATCAACAACAAGCTGGTAATGAAGCCGCCTTTAAACGATCCGAAGATATTTATAAAGATACAACTCATCTTAATTTCCTGGCAGCAAAGACAGCCATGGATAGTGAGATAGTTAAGTTAGAAGAATCTAAAGATGAACAAGCATTTGATAGGCAAGAGTCCTATTTAGATATGCTTAAAGCTGAAGGTCAATTAAGAGCTAGAGGTGCTTCTGGAAGAAGTGCTTCTAAAGCTGTCCAAGCTACAGTAGCAGATTATGGTAGACAGATGGCTATGTTGAATGCTTCCAGTGACAGTATGGATAGAAATACCCATGGTGTATTAGACGAAATAATACGAGATAAAACATCAGCTGATTTAACAGCTTGGGCATCTAAGATGTTAGATCCAGGTGTACTGCCAATGCCTATTAAACCTAGGCCTATACCAGTTGCTAGTTTTATGTTACCAAGAGCCTTACAAGATTACGATTTCGGACCAATGCCTGTTGAAGGTGCTATGCCTGCAGGAGGGGTAGGATCTGATATGGCATGGGCTACAGCCTTAACTAGTATGGGAACTTCCCTAGCTGGTAGTATTAATACTTATGTACAAAGTCAGAACTAGTGATGAATAGAAAAAGATTTAAAAGTGCTGCTACGAGCAGACGCTTTAAAAGCATAGGGTCACGCTTAGAAGCCTCACGAGGCGAGATAGAAGCACAGACACGAAGAAATGTTGACGCCATCGCTTTATCGAAACAGCAAGCTAAAGAAGCCTCTAATCTACAGATTGGGGGCCTTAGCGACAATGCTAGATTTGAAGAAGGTGTACTACAGGAACATCATAAGCTTGAACAGAAAGTCAGAACACGACAGCTTGAGGCTATAACTTTAAATGCACAAAGAGATGTAGAAGGTCTGAATAGAATTGCTGCTGAAAAAGAAAAGTGGGCTAATTTCCTAACTACACATTCTCCGAAAGCTGCTAGAATGTTTGGTGAGCTTGCAGAGTCTGGTGTTGAGTTAGAAGATACCTTAAGAGGTATGAGAGAATGGGATGCAGCAGAAAAGTCAGGTCAGTTAAAGTGGCACCATGATGGAGTTGTTAACCTAAATTATAACATAGCTAGAAATGTAATAAATGATACTTATACATTAGATCCAGTCAGTGCTAATGCTAGTGTAGATAAGACCTTCCGATTTAGCAGTCTTTGGGCTCAAAATAAATTAGTACGCCATGTCAAGGAAAATAAGCAGTACTATGCCACCGATGCAAGAGAGAATTGGAGGAAGGCAAGGGGAATAGAAGGAGTAGATGCCTATGATTATAATGAAGAGAATGCTGTAACAGCAATGGATTTGAGTGCTAGAGCACTTTTAAGACAGTTTGGTGTATCAGAAAGTTCCCGTGCAGGTACAGAGATAATTAATATGTTTAAAAGCTGGGGTGCATTAGACCAGCATGGTATGTATCAGGCAAGGAAGCATGATGACTATAATCTTAGGATGGAGGATTTAAAGGAACAGTATTTGTCTGCCGGAACACTCCGTGAAAGAAATGTAATATTTAATGCAATGGTAATTGCTCACAAAAATGGTTATCATAAGATTGATGGTAAAATAGTAAGTCCAGAAGAAGCTTTCTATACTCTAGCTGATAGTGGTATAGGTGTCATGAATTATATCATAGAAAATGATAAAACCTTGACTAATGAAGCACAGATACGTGAGCGTTTTGAAGGTTATTTAACTCCAGGGAGTACAGACAAGTGGACTACAGATATGCACATAGATCAACGTGCAGAAGTTAATAAGGACGCTGAGTATTGGCTAGATAAACATGCTAAAAAATTTGAAGACGAAGTACTAGTTGGCTTCCGTAAGACGATGAAAGCCAATCATAATAAAGAGAAGGATAAATTAGAATCCGATGGTATTGTCTTCAACCTACCTGATTCACCCTTCAGTACCAAACTTAAACAGTATGAAGAAAGTGAAGGAGGTATTACCATAGAAGAAAGTTATGAGCTTTTAAATATGGTTACGGAAGCACCAATCAGTGAAGCCCAGAAAAAAATAGCTTTTGAGAAACTAGATTATCGACCAACTGATTTTAATAAAGTCGGTAATTTAAGGAATTTCATGCGAGCCATGAACGACGGCGACTTGGAACAAGCACTTAAGATTTGGGATAAAACTAAGGCTGGTAGTTTAAGTGAACGAGAAAAAACATATCTAGAGCAGCAAGTTCTTTTCTTTAAAAATATAGAAGAGCATGAAAAAGGTGGTATAGTAGGTTGGTTTGGAAAACATAAACAAGCATGGACACAAAAAGAAAAGGTATTAGGACCAGGGGGATATAAAAAACTTGGCGATAGTGGTAAGTATAATATGCGCACCTATACATCAAATGTTTTCGAAAGATACCAGGACTTGCTATGGACCACTCAACCAGATGGAACTAAGATACGTAATGATGCTGTAAAAGCATGGACTGAAGCAAATAGGATAGAGGGAGAACTGAAAGCTAAAGGAGTACATATACAATATAATTCAGAAATAAAAGGTTATGAAGCTGCTCTCACTGGTCAGAAATATGATCCAAATAATAACTATAATTGGATACAATATGATAAGGAGAGTGGTTTTCTTGTTTACCCTAATACTGATGATCGTGCAAAGGAAGTAATAACTAATACTTCAAAATTAATAACTGAAAGAGTAGGGAAGAACGAAGATGCAATCGAAGATTTTTTACGAGAAAACCCAAGTATACCACTTAAACCAGAATCTATAAAGATTGCTATAGAAAATGGGTGGTACACTCCAGATCAAATATTAGATCATCCAGCCTTTCTAGATAATCAATATATGGCAGATGTTATTAGGATAACTAAGGAAAATGCAAGTATAAAAGATCCTTATCAAAAGCCTGAACCGATCCCTTCTCATCCGAATCTAGATGTAGTTCTATCTGGTATTGCTAAAAATCAGACTAAGACTGAAATCTTAAATGCGAGGATTAAGACATTCATGCCAGAAAGATACAAAAATGGTCTTAGAATACCTATGGATGAGACAGATTGTTTAAGGCTACAAACTGATAAAAATGCTGGTAAAAAATCAACAGCAGCTGTAAGTGCTTACAACGCTTGTATGGCTCAAGGTATTTGGCCTAAAAGCTTTAATGTTGAGGGAGTATTGGAAGGACTCGATCCCGTAGGAACTTATCAAAAGATGGAAGGGATTAACTGGGAAAGAGATCCTACTGGGAAAACAGTAGTAAGTGATCCAGAAAAATTCTTTAAATCAGGTGGGCTTAATTATATGACTTCCGATGAAATAAAGGAGCTGTTCCCAGCCTTCTTCGGTTATGAAAACATAGGGAGCTATAGGGTACCATAAATTATGGAAAACGAAGAATTAACAACAATTAATCCTGAAGAAGAAGAGGAGCTAACTCCTACTCAAGAGTTAATACAGAATACTGAGGGAAGAGATCTAGATCCATATACCCCCACTATTGAACCTGAAGTACTAGGACCAGCTCAATACGCAGCTCCATTCCGTAGTCAAATTGGTAATAGTACTGTAGATCTTGCAGTACCTGAGAACGAACAGACCATGAAATCAGAGTATGATGAATGGTGGAACTTCGGTAAGAAGCGTGGATTCTTAGGCGTACCTTATATATCAGATGAGTTCAAAGGTGAACGTGATAAACTCAAAGATAAATGGTATCAAACGTACCATGGCATGTCCTTAGAAGAGTTTAATGCAGCACAAGAGGAAGCAGCTAAAAAGACTGGTGGCTTCTATCCAGGAGCTAATAATCCAATAGAAAATTTAAATAATACATTCCAAGGTTTATCAGTACCAGGATTAGCTTATGCTGACTTTGCCATGGACGCAGCTGGTACAGTTATACCTGGAATGGATAAAGTAGATGATAGATGGGATGAAGCTACTAAGTTAGATAACCCTCTATTTCAAAATACTAGAAAAGTTTTGTCTATTGTACTACCTGCTATACATACAGGTGGTGCAACACATGCTTTCTTAGCTAAGAGTGGTGTTAGTAATTATCCTTGGTTAGCTAAACATCTAACTAGATTAGGTGCTTATGCTTTAGCTGATGGTACTGTAGCATTACTGAGTGATACTAGTGAAGAGCACAATGCTATGCGAACAGTATCAGATCTAACTCCCGGTTTATTTGGACCTAAAGGATGGTTACCTATACCAGAAGCATGGAAGACTAAAGATTCTGATAGCCCCGCTGCTAGAAAGATGATGAACTTCTATGAGAATACTGCTCTCAGTAGTGTTGGTACAATTATAGGTGCCTTCATAGATTCTAAATCTGGAATTAAAACAAAAGTAGACTTCATAGAACCTATTGATGAATCAGCAGCTGCATATAAGAGAACTGAAAAACTGAAGGCAGCAGCTGTAGATCAGTCTGATGATCTAATAAGACTTCAAGAACTTGATACATTACTTAGTACAGGTAAGCTGAATAAGCAGACTGAAAACCAACTAATCAATGAAATCATAGAGATTGAGAATAGATTAGGTATTACAACTGGTGCAGATGCAGCTATAAAAAGAAAGGAATTAGGACTTCAAGTAGAGAATGCTGCAGCTGGCAGACGTAAAGCACAAGACCCAAATCTTGATAAGGATGTAATAGATCCTGATATCACACCAGGTGTCTTAGATCCAGCTTCTGAAGTTAGACAAGTACCTGGTCCTGCTAACGTAGCAAGGAATATAGCGGATACTACTGCTATTAAAAACGGTACATCGATAGGTGACCCAGCTCCAATTATAACAGAAGCTATGAGAGAGAAAGGTCTCATGGTAGGGGGCAAATCCCGTGATGCTGTTATGGGTGTAGCTGCAGAAACTGGAGATATTGGACGGTTTAATGCTATTGTAGATGGAATCAGATATGGTTCCAAACAGATGAACGCAGCTGCTTGGGATATATACACAAGTATCATAGCTGCTGAGAATATAGATGATGTTAAAGCACTCTTCTATGATAACCGAGATGTTAAGAACTTCTTAATGGGTAGGTTTAAAGTTGAAGTATTTAACGAAGAGCAGGCGAGAGCCGCTGCATTCGCTCTAAGAGATCTGACTGATAGATTCCTTGGAAGAGAGGTTTCAGAAGCTTCTGCAAGGGTTATGGATACCCTAGGAAGAGAGTCTGCTACACTAGCTGAAGCTATCCAACAAGGTGGAGAATATGTAGATGATAGTAGAGTGATGGAGCTCATCATTGATAAGATGCAATTCTTATTAGATGAGTATGCACTTAATAAGTATCTATCTGGTTGGAGTTTACGGAATAAGAACTGGTTTGATCAAGTTCCTCCTAAAGAATTAGATGCTGTAATTGAACAGTTAACTAAGGAGTTTACTGATGCAGAGAATGCTATACATGCTAGAAACTTAAGATTTACTGAAACACTGAAAGAGATAAAGAAAACAAAACCACACTTTCTACGTCCTTTAGTTGATGCATTTGCACATAGTAATGGAGATGTAGATACCCTAGCAAAACTGAATAAGTATGCTGCAGGGCAAATATCACCTCTAAGTTTACTTAAGAGTCCTGATCCCAGACAGATGAGTCTCTTTGCTAAAGCTACATGGAGTGTTGTGATGAACAACGTTCTTAGTGGATTATCAGCAATAAGAGCTATGGTTGGTAACACATATCAACTAACAGTAAAACCTATTACACAGATATTAGGTCATGGTATTTGGGATACAATAGAAGGTACTGGTTATGAAGGTGTAAAACGTACCATGTATTATAATGGTGCTTTATTTGAGACAAATAGAAGGGCTTTGAATGATGCCATCGTAATGATGAAGAAGGTACATAAAGATCCTGAAAC